GGAGCATTATGATTCAGATCAGGTGGGTGTGATTGAGATTGCGATAGGTAGATAAACATGGCCAAAAAGACAGTGAACATAGGCACATCTGCGAACAAGGGCAATGGTGATCCTTTACGCACAGCGTTTGGAAAAATCAACGATAATTTTGATGAGATATATGGTGCCATAGGTGCTGATGGATCCATATTCAATCCACTCAGTGTGGATCAAAGTCTTGTGCCCACCACCACCAACACAGTGGATTTGGGTTCTGCCAGCAAACAATGGCGCAGTCTTTATGTGAGCAACAACACCATTTACATAGGTGGTGTGGCCATAGGAGTGGATGGCAATGGCAATTTGACCACAGGCGGCACAGTGGTTGGCAGCACACCAGCCTGGGCCAACATCACAGGCAAGCCCACATTTGCCACAGTGGCTACCTCAGGTGACTATGCTGATTTATCTGGAAAGCCAACTATACCAACTGTTGTTAATGCAAGTTTTCAGATCAATGATCAAAGTTTTACACCAGGAAGTGTTTATGCGGCAACACTTTATTCTATAACAGTGACACCTAGTTCAACTTCTGCTCCTGTTTCTGTAACTTTTAATCTTTCTATAGTTGCTAACCCAGGACAAGAAGATGCTGGATATGGATTTAAAATATATGTAAATGGTTCACCAGTTGATTCTTCTGAACTTATAAACTATATTGATGATTCACCAACCAGTTACTCAGCATATCCTGCTACTTATACATTTAATTTTGTACCAGGAACAAATTCTTCAACAACTATAGCATTGTGGGCTAAAAAAACAGGCGGCAATGGTTGGAGATTCGTTCAAGGTGGAATATCGGCTAAACATGTAGTAACTGCTCTGGTATTTTAAAATGATATTAAAAAAATTTAAAAATAAATATTAAAAAGAAAAAAATTATGGCAAATAGAATACCACTCATAGTAGACACCGGAGACGGCAACAAGATCAAAGAGTTGCCCATAGGTGATAATTTAGATCTCACAGGCTCAGGCATCAGTGGTGCCAGCAGCATTCAAGCCAATTCCATGGCCACTACCACTGGCAGCATTGGCACACTCACCAGCAATAATATCACTGTGAACACCACAGCTGATTTGGGCAATGTGTCAGGTCTCACCATAGAAGGTGGCACAGTGGGTCAGGTGTTGACCACAGATGGCACCGGAGTACTCAGCTGGAGCACATTGGGCAACTACGATCAAAGTCTCAACACCACTGACGATGTAGAATTTAATTTTATCAATGCTAGAAGATTGGAAGCACCCATCAATGTCACTGCTGAGATACGCACCAGCAGCACAGGCAGCGGTGTAAAAACTTGGCAATTCAGCAGCGTGGGCAATTTAACTCTGCCAGCGGGTGGTGACATACGCAACAGCGATGGAAATTCCATCATAGGTTACACCAGTATTCAATCAGATGTGATAGCAGACACCAACAACACCAGAGACATAGGATCCAGTGCAGTAAAATGGGCTGAAGGACATTTCACCAATCTATATGGCACACTCACAGGCAATGTGGTGGGCAATGTCACAGGCAATGTCACAGGAAATTTAATAGGCACAGCAGATGTGGCCAGCACAGTGGCACTGACAGCCACCAACACCACCAATGCCACTCATTTTCCCATTTTTGTGGACTCTGCCACTGGCAATGAATCCATCAGAACCGACACAAGTTATACCTACAATCCCAGCACAGGAGTGATCAGCAGCACTGGTGTGTCAGTCACAGATGCCACAGTGTCCGGCACTGCCTACAGTTTCAATATCAGTTCCACAGGCACTGCCAACTTGACCACAGTGAATGTGGGCAACACACTGTCAGTCACTGCAGGTATAGAAGGAGATCTCACAGGTTCTGTGTATTCAGACAATTCCACACAGATGATCAATGGTGTCACTGGCAAAGTGGTAGGACCCATAGAAGTCAACATTGCCAACATCAGCATCACAGGAGGCACGCCCAACCAAGTGATCAAAACCAATGGTTCGGGAGTTTTGAGTTTTGTGGATCAAACAGGTGGTGGAGGTGGAGGCGCAGTGGTTTTGGATGATCTCACAGATGTCACTATCACTTCAGCAGCCAATGGACAGATTTTAAAATACAATGGAGCAGCCTGGGTCAACAGTGTGGTACCCATCAATACCTTTGGCATCATTGCCACCACAGGATCAGCAGTGACCATCACTCCCGCAACCTTGGGTGACACATTCACTTTCACAGCAGGCACAGGTATAACCATCGCACCCACAGCATTGAGCAAGACTTTGACCATCACCAACTCTGCTCCCAATGTGACACAAAATGTATTCACTACCATAGCAGTGGCAGGACAATCATCAGTGGTGGCAGACACCAGCACAGACACATTAACATTGGTGGCTGGCAACAATGTGACCATTACCACCAGTGACAGCACAGACACTGTGACCATCAATGCCACTCATCCCAACACATTCACCAACATTGCTGTGGCAGGACAGAATTCACTGCTGGCAGACAATGTGAATGACACACTGACAATCGCAGCTGGTTCAGGCATCACTGTCACTACCAACGACAGCACAGACACCATCACCATTGCTGCCACAGCAGTGAGTGGATTGGAGAGCAGAAGCACAGCCGCAGGCACCACCAGTTCACTGGCCAACACAGCTTCAGCGGATTTAAACATCACAGGATTCAAAGGATATGCTCTTTTAAAAATTCAAACATCGGTGGCTGCTTGGATTAGATTGTACACAGACGCTGCCAGTCGTTCCTCAGATTCAAGCAGACTGGAAGGAGTTGATCCTTCTCCGGATGCAGGAGTGATAGCAGAAGTGATCACCACAGGTAATCAAACCATACTGATGTCACCAGCTGTGATGGGATTCAACAATGAAAATACTCCCACAACCACCATCCCTGTGAGAGTGACCAATAAGAGTGGCAGCACTGCTGCTATCACAGTGACATTGACCTTGATAAAATTAGAAGCATAATTTATGCCAAAAAAAATAATAGATGTAATTTTAAATAATGATGTAAATAAACAACAATTTATTGATCAATTTAATAATGATAAAGTAGAACTATGGAACATTATGGAATCCATAGATAATTTAATTGTTGTCAATATAGATGAAGATTATATAACAGAGTTTTCTAATAATTCTCAAATAAAAAATATAGATTTTAGATTATTCAAGCCAGTTCCTGCTTCATTGCCTGATTTTTTTACAACTACTAAAACTATTACTGCTGTTGCTCCTAGCACACTTTTAAGTGGTTCAAATTATATGCCCATGCAGTTTTATCTTGATACAGACATAATATATTCTTCGCAAAAATTAGGCAGTAATGATCCAGTTTCATCTTTAAATAATGCAACTTATTTTAATAGATGGACTGGAAAAAATGTGGATATAGTCAGTCTTGAAGTAGGACCTGTTAACAATACTTTGCAAGGAGTACATGCAACTCATCCAGATTTTTCAAATTTAGAATCTCCTGGAACTCCCAGAGTGATTGCTAAAAATTGGACAGATTTAGAAGATACTAGCAATAATCAAATATCTTCCAATAGAGTTTTTAGTTCACATGCAATGGGAGTACTCAGTGCGGCTGCAGGAACCATATGTGGTTTTGCTAAAAAATCTAATCTTTATGTTGCATATCTAACAGCCGAAGATGGAACGGTTGAATGTATCAATGCCATAATTTCTTGGCACAATAGTAAACCTGTAAATCCTATCACAGGTGTTCCTAATCCTACCATCATGATAGGTGAATATCAGTATCTTGTAGATAGAAATTATGGAATTAAAATAGATGATATCAACAGTATAACTACTCCCAGTGGAACAGTTAATAGACCAGGAGCAAGTTGGGGAGTGGATTTAACTCCGTTCACATCAAGAAATATAATACCTTTTAGAATTCAAGATCCTAACACATTAAATTTTGAATGGTGTGCAGTATTTCCTTACCCTTTACAAAACACTCCACTTAAAGTTGCCTTAGAAGCTGCTTGGGACGCTGGCATAGTCAATTTTAATGCAGCTGGAAACAATGGAGGAGTGTATGTGAAAGATTCTGATCCAAGATGGAGCGGCACTTTTTGTTCTTCCAGTGGTACAATTATTAGATATGATATAAGTTATTCTAGTACCACAATTGTTACACGCACAACAACAAATCAAACCACAGCTTATCCTTTTAGAGCATATGGTCCGAATGGTTTAGATAAAAGTATAGATGTGGCTGCTGGACAAAATTCAGAAACATATCAAATACTTGATGCTTATTCCAATAGAGGTCCAGGAATAGATATTGTAGGATTGGGAGAAAGTACCTGGACTGCATATCCACAGAGTACTTACGCTGATGGTAATAGTTGGGGAATGTTTAGTGGCACTAGTTGTGCTACTCCCACTGTGGTAGGTAAAGCAGCCTGTATGATGGAAAGATATTACTTTTATAATAATCAATGGCCTACGAATACGCAAATAAAAACTATATTACTTTCAGAAGCTAAATCCGTGGTAGAGAATGTTGATAGTACTACATGGAACAACAGACCAGCTGCCTCTACTAACTATAGTGTCGCAGCATTTTATAACCTCAAAAGTTATGTAAATTGGATTCAAAATAATTTTTTCTCTCCCAATGGAGGATTTCGATTAGGAGAACTGGCAGGAACCACTACGAAAAGAGCATTTTTTAATGCTCAAAGTTTTCAAAGAAATCAAACACAAGGTAAAAGACCTGTTTCAGGTGCTGCTTACCCCAGAACAAAGATCAGAAGATTTGGTTAAAAACACAGAAAGATAAATACTGATATGCCCATAAGCAACATAAACATAGGAACCATTGCCAATGACGGCACAGGTGATGATTTACGCGAAGCGTTTATCAAAGTCAATAATAACTTTGCTGAACTCAACGCAAGAGATCCTGAATCAACCACAGTCAGCAACAGACTCACAGACACCAACTCTATCAAAGGGGTATTTTATCAAAAATCAGGTGTGGATCTACAATTCAAAAGTTTAGAAGCAGGCAGCAATATATCATTCACCAGCAACAATGACAAAATCACCATCACTTCATCAGGAGTGGTGAGCATATTGGTGTTTGGTGACACAGGCCCTCATTTGACCATCAACAGCGTGGGCATGTTGGAAGTGTTTGGCACCGGTGGTGCTGCCACAAGAACTCTCAGCAATGGAACCACTTTAGAAATAGAATCTTTGTTGGCCAATGAAAGTAATCCCACACTCAGTGCCACTCTTACAGGTGCTGGCAATGACATAGTGGGTATTGACAACATTCAAGCTGCCAATGTGGATGCATTGGTGTATGATATTGATGTGAGTGATAGAAATTCATTCATTGGTTTTGACATGGGTGAGATTCAACTGGATGCTGCCAACAATGAGAATATCACCAACTTATTAGATCTTTATTTCAGCCAAAATCCAGTGGACATGGGCACCATTGCATCTCCCAACGCCACTGTGTTTGACTTCGGCGCTATATAATTCTCTCGATAAATACAACATATGAGCAACTTGTGGACACAGCCAACCGGATATTCATTGGGCACTATTGCTGAAAGAACTGTAACCACCATCAGTTTGCCAGTGAACACAGTGGATTCCATACTTGTGATAGCAGGCACTTTGCCTGGTGGTTTGAGACTGCAGGGCACTGCTATTGTGGGCACCACAGTGGAGGTTGCTAGAACCACACAATCAAGATTTGTGCTGCGAGCTCGATTGGGTAACGATATTCAAGATAGAACCTACAGTATCACAGTGGCAGGACCAGATGATCCTGTTTGGATCACTCCATCAGGTCAATTGCCTGTGGGTGAAAACAATGCATTGTTTGTGTTGGACAGTGCTTACATAGATTATCAATTGGAAGCCACTGATACAGATCTTTCAGCTGGTGATGAATTGGAATATTATATTGCCCGAGGTGATGGAGAATTACCACCAGGCATCACACTCACCAAAACAGGCAGATTGACCGGAGTGATAGATCCTGTGTTGGCTTTGGACATAGCAGCCAGCAGTGGTCATTATGATGTCAATACTTTCAGTGCATTTCCTTATGATTTTGGATTGAGAAGTGCCAGTGGATTTGAAAGTTTTTATTATGACGTGGAATTTTATGATTATGCCATAGGCACCAGATCACCCAAAAAATTAAATCGTTATTATGAATTCACAGTGAGTGTGAGTGATGGTGACAGTGTAGTCAAACGCACTTTTAGAATATTTGTGGTGGGAGATGATTTTTTACGAGCAGACAACACCATATTACAAGTGGGTGGCGGAACATTCACTTCGGATGGCACTTATATCAGAACTCCACAGTGGCTCACTCCAAGAGATTTGGGCTACAGAAGAGCCAACAATTATGTCACACTGTATCTGGAACTGTATGACCCCAACACCCTCACAGGTTATGTGGCCTACACACTGAGACCCACCAATGATGACGCCACAGTGAGCACACTGCCTCCAGGTTGCACACTGGACAGCACTTCAGGTGAAGTGGCAGGTCGAGTGCCTTATCAACCAGCAGTGACCAAAGAATATAAATTCACTGTGAGAGCCACAAGATTTGGAGCCAACAATGAAAGTCTAGCCATCAAAGACAAAACATTTGTGGTGAAAGTACTGGGAGAAGTGGACAGTGTGATCACCTGGAACACTGACAGTGATTTGGGCAGTATCAATGCCAACTTTGTGAGCACTCTATTCATTGCAGCCACCACCACAGTGCCCAATGCTCAATTGAGATATGTGATCACTGCAGGTGCATTGCCCAACGGATTAACATTGGCATTGGACGGAGAAATATTAGGCAAAGTGAGACAGTTTCCTTTGAATGGATTATTGGGACTCACCACATTTGACAACAGAGATTTAACTTTGGACAACAATCAAACCAGCGTGGACAGAACTTTTGTGTTCACAGTGGAAGCCAGAGATCAATTTGGATACAGTGCTACCACAAGAACTTTCACATTGAAAGTGATAGCTGCCAGTGATTTATTGTACAGCAATCTTTATGTGAGACCTTTTTTAAAAATTGATCAAAGAAATTCTTATCTAGCATTGATAGGAGATCCAGAAATTTTTAAACCCAGTTCCATATATAGACCCAATGACGAACTGTTTGGTATCCAAAAACAATTAAAAATGTTGGTGTATGCTGGTATTGAAACCAAGACCATCAATTATTACGTGGCTGCCACAGCAAAAAATCATCGCAGAAAAAGATATCAGTTGGGCTCAGTGAAGACTGCAGAGGCCAAGGAACCTGGCACCAACACAGTGCTGTATGAAGTGGTGTATGTGGAAATTGTGGATCCCCTGGATGATGCGTCACAGCAGATGGCCAGCAAGATCAAGATCAAAAACAACAACATCATAACCATCAGCCAAACTGAAATTGAAGTGTTGGATGATGTGACCAAATTAAATGTGGGTGGCAATACCTATACATTGTATGCCAACAATAATCTGCCCATTGCTGTGGGCACCATAGGCAACAATCTGCAGATCTATGCCCGAACAGGCAGTCTTATTTTAAACACAGTGACTGGCATATTGAGTGTGACTCTACAGAATGGCACCGTGTTGAATGTGGGCACAGTGGTGAATAATCCCACAGACGCATTTAGATTCAGACCCAATCACAGTGTGATCAGAGTGGACAGCAACATATTAAACATTGCCAATCCCAATGACATCGAAAGATATGTGAGCAATACCACCAACATGCGTGCCAATCTTAAATTGATAGGTGAAACAGAATCAGAGTTTTTGCCCTTATGGATGCGTACAGCACAGAAAGGACAAACACAGCCATTGGGATATATCACAGCAGTGCCATTGTGTTATTGCAAACCAGGCACCAGTGCTGCCATTGTGACAGCATTAAAAAACAATGATTTTGATTTTAAACAGATAGATTTTGAAATAGACAGGTACATCATAGACAGCACCACTGAAAGCGGCACAGAACAGTATGTTATGTTCCCCAATTATCAATATAACATTTAAAGCATGAAGCAAACAGATAAATAAGTACAAACAGTAAGGAAAAATATGCCCAGCAACATCAACACAACCAGCATTGATCAGACATACCCTGTGGCAGGGCAGGACAACAACAGCCAAGGATTTAGAGATAATTTTACCACTATCAAAAGTAATTTTGTCACAGCCAAAGCAGAAATAGAAACATTACAAACCAATACTGCCAAACTGAA